TTCTTGTGCATCGCTTGGTCTTGTTTCTTCAAAGAAATCTGAAGCGTTTGCTCAAAGAATGTTGTTCCGTTGTCTCTACTCGTTTGAATAGCGGTTGTAAACGAATTTTCGTTTGATTTTAATTCGTATTTGAATAACGATAACTGCGCAGCTGGCACCCAAGTATCTATGGTATCAGAATTTGTAGCATCGTAAACAATAGCATCTGTAGACAAGTCGTCGAAATTGGCAAAGTAGATTGCTTTTAATCCGCTTACGCTATCCTTGCACTCCTCAACTCGTCCGTTTGTAATGTCGCAACTCATGTTTTTTAAGTATTGTGAACAAAAAAAGGGAAGGCATCTTACCTCCCCTTTTAAATTATTCAAGTTTATAATTATGCGTGGTAAAGAACGATATCAGAACCAATAGCATACTGAACTCCAGCAGATAGTCTGTAGATAATTCTGACGTTTTGTGAACCGTCTATATCTGCCATGTCAATGTATTTAGCCTCTGCTGTTACATCGCTAAGTAAACCGCATCCAAAGAATAGGTTTGAAGTTTGAGCAGCCATTGCAGTATCGTCAGCAAGTCCGCTTGCTACAACTACAGGAATACCGTCAAATGTCAATGCTCCGTTAGAGTACCATTGCGTTCCTTGGTTGTTAGTACCAGCATTAGAAGTTGCAGCTACTGAGAAACCACCTAAAGCTCTTACATAAGCCTTAGCGATATTTCTTGAAACGTAGATAGTCAAGTCCTCGCTTCCGTAAACCGTTGAAGGAATAGCGTCAACAATAGAACCTAATTTATCGATTACGTTTGCAGATGTTACAGCAGCGTGAGAAGCTACATCAACAACATCAGAATCAGCCAAAGCCAAAGTAACCAAGCCATCGAACTGACCGCTTGTTCCAGCAGAACCTTCCCAAATAGAAGTCTCGATTGCTGCCGCAGTCATTCCAGCAACATGTGCAAGCATGAAGCTTTTAAAATCTGCTGGTAAATCTTCGTATGCAGAATATCCAGCTTGAGCTGCAATCCAATCCTGATGGTAGTCTTTCTTACACAATTGTACGTTGCTTTGTACCTCCTTGAGAGTAAGAACTCTCTCAGCAACATCTACGTCCATGTTGTGGTCGAAGTCGCAAGTTGCGTTAACTAATACGTTTCCAGTTGTGGAAATCTTTTTCATCACTCTCTTGTAGTGAATGTTTGGTAATACGGTTACCAATCCGTTTGCAATTGTAGGTGCGCTTAGTAAAGCTGCGGCAACAAAATCTCCATTGAAATCGCCAGCATACGTGCTCCCTGTTACAGTATTTGCCATTTGTTAAAAATTAATTATTATTTGTATTTGAATTTGCTATTCTTGAAAGTACGGTATCCATAATTGTCTTGCGCTTGTTTGGAGAAATCGTGTTTCCAACCTTTTTAGCTTTGTTCTCAGGATTGTGTACTATGGGTTCAGCCGCTGCCTCTACCTCTTCAGCCTTTGGCTCTTCAGCAGACAACTCAACCTCTTCGTTAATCTCTTCTTTAATTGGCTCAGATTCCGTTTCTTTAACTTCCTCTTTGCTTAATTTTTCGAGCTGAGATTTAAGCTCTTCGTTTTCCTTTTTCAATGCTTCCATTTCTGAAAAGAAAGTTTCTTTTACAATTGATTCAACCGTCTTTTTGATAGGCTTGGAATCGTCAGCAGACATCTCTTCGTCTTTCTCCTCGTATTTCTCATCTTCTTTTTTACGAGAATCAACTTCTTCTTTTTCTTCCTCTTCTTCTTTCTCCTCTGCTTTAATTTCGTCAATGATGCCTTCCTCTTTTACTACGAGCATCTCGCCTGATTGCATTTTGTACTCTCCGACTGGCAAAGCAATTTTTTGCTCGTCTTCTGTTACAATCATTATCTCCTCGCCTTTCTCAAAAGACTCAGCCTCAACCGTAGTTGTGCTGTCATCTAATTTACGTTGCTCAAGCTTGATTTCCATGCCAAGCAAAGAACGTACTTTGTTTAAAATTGTATTTTCTTTCATGTTGCATTTTTTGTTTCTTAACCCTATAACCTTTAATTATAAGTCTTGTTGCAAATTCACTTAAACTTTTCCTATTCCTTGCGCTCTTAGAGAGCCGTCACAGCACTTTTGTGAATAAGTGTTATCCTTGCACAGGCAGCCTCTTTTGCCTCCTTTAGGGCTTGATTTGCTTGGGGTTTCTTTCATTCTCTTTTTTTTCATTTCTTTGGACTTTTTGGATGTTTAGCTGGAAGCAAATCATAATCCGTTGTGTATTTAGGATTCTGAGGTCTTCCGTTTTTTATTAAATAAAGGAACGCATTTACTCTCGCCATTCCCCATTGTTTGGCATTTGTAACGTTTGGGCTGTGGCTTGTATTATACGCTCCCAATCCTCTTTGAAATACCGATTTCAATGCTCCTACATTTGCACCATATCCGAGCTTGTCTTTGTATCGCTCATTAAACTCGTCGCTCTTTCTTTTTAAGGTTGCCTCGTCTGCCTTGCTGACCTTTGCGCCTCTGCTCGTTCCAGCATTGCCTTTTGCCGAGCCTTTACCTTTTGGGTTTGGGTTTGGAGTATCGCTTTTCGGTGCTTTTTTGCTTCGCTTTACTCCACCTCTTGGCCCTACCTCTGCGTATCTACTTTTTTTTTTAACGCATTTGCCGTCTTTTTTTTCGTAACCTTCAGGGCATTTCTTCTTATACATTTCAATGTTGTGAGTTTCGCCTACCATGTACCACGTTTTACCTTCGTATTCGTGTTCGTGTATGCCCTCAACCCCTACATCCTCTGCGGCTTTCTCTGCCATCTCTTTGGTTGCATAAGCGAGCCTGTCATCTATAATTGCAAAATCTTCATTAACTAACATACTTGCCAAATCCTCTCGCTCTATTTGTTTGAGTTTGGATTCTGCCCAAGTCTTTGCAGATTTACCACCCCAAAGTAAATACGAAATATATCCGCAACTTTCTTTGTCTCCAGCATCGTAGTAAGTTTCTGCTCTGCTTAGGTATGAATACATCCTCTTAATCGTGGACTCTGAGACCGCACCACCTTGCGACAAAGTACGGGCGCGAATTTTTCCCACCTGAGTCGCGCATTTATTTCCAACCGCTTCATTAAGTTCTATTCCTCGCTTTGCGTTGTTCTTTACGCTATCAGGATAGTCTGAATACGATTTGAGTTCTTCTTTGCTTAGAAGCTCTTTTAGTTCTTCTACTAACATTTCATTTTCTAACTCCTCGAATGTATCGTCTTTTTGAAGGTCGTACCTGTCAGCGAAGTATCCTTCTATGCTAAAGCCTTTTACCTCGCCCTTTTTTGCCTTTTCGTATAATTCATCGTCATCGATTTTCATTGACACCATCCACGTTCCCTCAGGCACATTTAAACCATAGTGCCTTGATTTATCTTTTTCACCTTCAACAATCCAAGATTCAACAATAGTTGTTCCTTTGATAGGTTGCTTATGCTCATAGGTTGCGTTTTGATGGTTTGAACGCTTAAAAAATAACTCCGATGCTTTTCTTACCGTATCCTTGCTAAAGTATATGTAATACTCATCGCCCGTCTTTTCGCTTTTGCGATATATCTGACGGTTTGGAATCAAGGCAGCTCCCATAAGCAACCGCTTCTCTTTATCTACTTCCGCAAGCATTACCTCTTGCTTATTTAAGGCGATGAAGTTCTCCTCTATCGCTGGTTTCTCGACAAGGCTGACCGCTTCAATTCCGCTGTTTTCGTCTTTCTCGTCTATGATTAACTCTACAATTCTCATTTTTTCTATTTATTAATTTACAATGTTGCGTTTTGTACTCTGTTTCTATCTAAGGCTTGCGCCGTTGTTACCTCTCCGCTTACCACAAAGGCTTGAACTGGCTGCTGTAAAGAGGCGAGCTGATTGATGCCGCTGTCTCCGACTACATTAAATTGAGGCGCTTGCGCTCCTCCTCCTGATGGCGCAAAGTCTGCTCCCCCTCCATCAGTTCCACCTCCGCTTTCAAATCTTTGTTGGCTAATTTTCTTGATGTTGAGCAATCCAGCCGATACCGCTGCCGCTGCTGCTATACCTCCCAATACAGGCCCAACTACTGGAATGCTTGCTTGACTTTTATAAGCTGCTATGGCACTTGAAAAGGTATCTACGGTTGCTTGCGCTATGTTTGCAGCTTTCTGGACTTTAAACGCTTTCTTTTGCTGCTCTTTTGACTCTCCAGCAAATAACTCGGCAAGGTTTGCAATAGTTGTAAATGTGTCCGTTGCTGCCCCGACTGCAAGCTCACGTTTTCTATCCGCGCTTAACTCGTCAAGTTCTTCTAATTTTTTATTTTTTTCTCGAGCAATTTCTATCTCGTCATTCGCTTGTTTTTTTAAAGCATCAAGCTGCATTTGACCTGTTTCGTTTACCAATTTGTCTAATCGCTCAACTTGGAATTCATCCTCTGCTTGTAATTGTTCTTGTCTAAATTTATTTCTTATTTCATTCTCCGCTTCTTGCTGCTGAAAAAGAAATATCTCTGTTATTCGCTTTCTTTCTTTGGCGGTTAATTCCGTGTTTTTTTTGGTGTCTTCAATCAGGCGGTCAAATCTTAATTTATTTGCTGCAAGCTCTTTTTGAATACCCTCGTCCATAATCTCAAGCTCCAAGTCTTGAATCCGTCTTGCCGCTGCTAACCTATTTGCGGCATATTCCTTAAATGCTGCCAACCTCTCAGCAAGTAATCTTTTTTCTTCCTCTGCTTGTTTTTTGGCTGCGGCTTCGGCTTTTTTTGCAGCCTCATCCTCTGCCTTTTTGCGTTTTAATTCTGCTTCATGCCTCTTTTTTCTTTCAGCCTCTAACTCCTGTTCTGCGAAATTTGTCAATCCTAAAAAGTCTGTAATTGACTTTAATTTTTTTATTGCAATATCAATGGCATCTGTAAAAATCGCAAGCGAACTTATAATCGCAACTAATGCCGTCGCAAATAATGCAAGAGGATTTCCCTTTACAATTAAATTAAAAACCTTTGTAGCCTTACCAGCTAACCCAATGCTTTTGGTATAATCCAAAACCCCTTGAACACCTTGTTGCAAGGCAAGGGCGCTTTGTACTTTTAATAAAGTTTTTTCTAATGTTTCGCTTTCTACTCCAACTAATCCCATTGCGCCTTGTACCGCAGCAAAACCGCTTGTTGCTCCTGTTATTGCTGTACCTAATTTTTGGCTAAATGTCTGCGCAGCTTGGTCAACCGCTAAATCTGTTTGAATTTGTACTTTTCTATATTCAGCAACTCTTTTTAAAAGTTCTTGATATTCCTTGCTTGTTGTATCTCCAGCAAGGGCAAGTTCATAAAGACGGTCTTCAGCCTCTCCTAATCGCGTTGTTAAAGGTTCAATGCCTTGAAAAACATCCTCAAATTTAGCATCAAGATTATCTGCGCTATCAGCTGCTTTTTTAACTCCTGTGGCTAATGTATCAAATTGCTTTGCCGCTTGGTCTGCATTCGTGTTTATGTCTATGTCAATAGTTCGCTTTGTACTCATAGCTCCTTAATTTTTTTGAGATGTTCTGAATTCTTTTTTTTGAGAATATGCATTCTCTTTTGTTGTTTAAAAATTCCCTTTATCCCTTTCTCTAAATTGTACAAGCCTTTTGCTACTTGAACGTCATGG